TAGCCGAACTTCACGATCAGTCGACGCCCGGCCGTGTACGGCGCGACGTAGCGGTTGAACTTGTCCCAGCTGCCCACGCAGCAGCCGTAGAGGATCACTCGACGAGCTTAGCCCGGCTGTGACGTGGTGGTCGTGAGCGTGCCGTTGACCTGCACGCGGTACACGGCAGCGTCGATGTACTCGCTGAACTCGGTCCGGCTGCCGTCGGGCGAGACCACGACGTAGACCGGCGCCGCGTAGCCACCCGAGGCGACGGCCTGGGCCTGCGCCTCCGTGACGACCGCACGCTTCTGTCCGCATGAACTACACGCCAACTCAGGCCTCCTTCGTCTCGGGCAGCTTGACGCGCCGCACCCGGATCGTTCCGTCTTCGTCCATCGTCGCCAGCGCCTCGCGCACGTGCTCGGCCCGGTCGCTCGTGACGACGCCGGCCGCCACCATGGCGGACCAGTCGGCGTCTCCCGACTGGACCTGTGCGGTCATGCGCGGCACCGGGAAACCCGGCACGTTCACGGCGAGGATCGCGACGAGTCGCAGCCGACCACCGATGCGTCGCCAGTCGCCGGAGAGCACGGCACCGCGCAGCTCGCGGAGGCGTGCGCCCGTGACCTCGGGGCGCAGCGCACCGGCGACCCAGACGCCGTACCGGTCCTCGCCGACACGGACGTCGACGGCGGCGGTGCCCGTGTTGTCGTAGTGCTCGGCCGCGGGTCGCGCGCCGAGTCGCAGGCTGGCGTGACCGGTACCGAGCGTGATCGGACCCACACCGAGGACGTCGCCGTCGCCGGTCTTGAGCTCGCTGCGCATGAAGTACGGGTAGTCGCCCTCGCGCGGCGGGGTGACGCAGCGGTCCTGGAACGTCGTGTGGCACGTCGACCAGAGGCACAGGTGACCGCTCACCCGGCCCGAGTCATCGACGCGCCACGGCGTGGGGCCGTCGAACTTCGGGTCCTCGAACCACTCGCGCGGCGGGTCGACCGGCACACCGGCCGCCACGAGCTGGTCCTCGTCGTCATCGACCAGCTGGATGCAGGCCTCCACGAACGCGGGCAGCGCGACCAGCGTCGCGCCGCGCAGTCGACCCTTGTGAAAGACCACCTTGTCCGGCGGCGGACCGAGAAGCGTCACGACGTCGTCGCTCTTCGACGCGACCTCGTCGCCGTCGCCGAACACCATCTCGACGTCGGCGTTCTTGACCGAGTCGACGTCGACCGACACGCCGCCGGCGATGCCGTTCCGGATCTGCTCGGTGATGGGAGAGTTCGCGAGGATGACGCCGCGTCCCCAGATCTGACCGCTGTCCTCGATGCGTTCGATCTCTTCGATCCGACCGACGACCACGGACTTGGCGTGCTGCGGCTCCGACCGTTCCTGCCACATGAGCGGGATCACGGTCTCATCGGGGTCGGGCCACTCCAGGGCGCCGTCGGCGAACTCACGGCTGTCGCCGGTCTCGACCCCCTCGACGGCGAGGACTCCCTCCCACCGAATGAGCGGTCCCGTGAGCGCTCCGGCACGAGCGACGTCCTCGTCGGAGATCGTGTTGTACGCGACGGTCTCGGCGTTCCGCATGATCCGTGCCGCCTCTGGGTTCACGGGCTTGGGTCCTCCCTTGCGGCGGGACGCGCGTCGAAAGTTGCTGCGCACCTTCCCGGCCTCCTTCTCGGCCTTGTCCTGCGCGCGCTTAGTGCCGACGCCGGTGACCTCCTGATCAGCCGCCGAACCGGGAGCAGCCTGTACGAACCGGCCGTTCTTGGGGCTGTGCTTGACCGGGAACCGCTCGGTCGACTCTTCCTCGACCTCGAGGACTTCTTCGTCAACCTGCATGTCATCATCACGCATGCACTTACCGTTCGGCATCTTGTGGTGCCCGGGTGGACACCCGTCGTTCTCCTTGAGACGCCGGTCCTTGGGCGTCCCCGGGTTCGGCTTGCCGCCGAGTTCGACTACCGTCACGTCGGCCTCCTCGGACGCGTACAGGGCAGCGAGCTGCTTGTTCGCGGAACTTTCTGTTGCGTGGCAACCCGCCACCGTACCATCAGCGTCCTTAACCACGGCGATCGGCTTACCCGCTGGGCAGTCGCTATGATTCTTCGTCTTGTGCCAGGGCATCTAAGTCCTCGATCGGTTCTCCAGAGCACGCACACGTATCACTGTGGGTAAGCGGCGAGGTCTCACGGCGAACCCAGGTCGGCGTGCAGCGACACAGCGGCTGCTCATCGAACAGGACCGTGCAGCGGCAGTTGATGACCTCACCCGGCGGACCCAGGGGGTCGCCGGGAAACCGGAGCTGCGCGCCGCCGACCTCGAACCGACCGTCGAGCGGCACGGTCTGCTCACCGGCCGCCGCGTGCGTCGGTCGCGTCCGGGCGTCGTGCGTGTTGAGCCACGTCTTGGTCTCGAGTCCACGCGCCAACGCCTCCGCGAACGACCCGGCGTTGGACGCGCCGATGACTTCCGTGCGAGCGATCGTGCGGGCGCGTCCGCCGACGTCGGCGACGACTCCGCGGACGCGCTTCGCGAGGTCATCGATCGACTCGCCGGCCTGGAACCCCTCGAGCAGCTCGGTGCGTGCGGTCACCCAGGCGTCGTCGCCGACGCGCTTGAGTCGGTTGCTCGCGCCGGCCAGCCACTCCTGCGCCCCGACCGGCAGGACGTCCGGCGCCGCCGGCGAGACCGCACCGACCGCCAGCGCGACGCCCCGCGCTCCCGACCGCCAGGTCTCATCGAGCAGCGGCAGCAGCTCCTCGGCGACCTGGGTCGCCCAGAGGGTCCGGATCTGACCGAGGTCATCGGGCGAGACGTACGGCTCACCGGCCGGTGCCGGCTCGGCCGCGGCCGCGGTGACCTGCCCGATGACCGACGTGACCGGTCGCAGCGCCCGCTTAAGCGCGCGGATGACGACGGCCTCGAATGCAGCCTCGAGTCGCTCGGCCCACGCGATGTGCAACTTCACCGCGCCGAGTCGGGCGACATCGACGTCGGTCACGCCGCGACCTCTTGCACGACACAGATACCGCGGAGCGTCGCCGCTAGACCGGCACGCTCGTACTGCAGTTCGTGCTGTAGAAGCTGCCGGCAGTAGCCCTCGAGGCGGTCGATGGTACACGCCGGGTCGAGACCGATGTCCGCTAGCGTGAGACGCGCGTGCTCCCACGCGCCCTCGAACACCGGCGTCTTGCTCTTACCGGTCTGGCGGTTGCGCGCCAGCGCGTAGGCCCGCAGTACGTGCCCCTCCAGCACCAGGAGGCGCGGCAGGTCCAGCTCGGCCGTACCCGGCTCGGGCGCCGCGTCGTCACGCGTCCGAGGCTGGGTCTGCGACTCGGCGCCGGACTCGGGTTCACCCGCCGGTTCCTCGCCCTCGCCGCTGGCGGCCGGCGCGGCCGTGGGTACGACCACGGGCTGTGGTACGTCGATGCCGAGCCCCTCCATCGCCATCGTCGCGAGTTGCGGGTTCGAGACGTTCTTCTTGAACGCCCAGTTGGCGAGCTCCTCCTCATCGGGTTCGTCACCCTCATCGAAGCCGGTCTCACGCCGCAGCGCGTCGCCGTCGATCTCGCCGCGGTCATAGAGCTGCATTGCGTCGTCCGACCGGTCGGGTCGCGCCGCGAGCTCCGACGTGTCGGCCCAGACGATGAACTCGTCCGCGTCCTCCTCGGAGGCCTGGAGGACCGGGCGGAGGTAGCCCTCCGTCAGCGCGTTCGTGATCAGCTCGAGCAGCGGCTCCGCGTGAACCTTGACCGCGGACTCCTCGATCTGCCACTGGCCCCAGTGGTTGACGTCGCCCATGCCGGTGAGGATCTCGGCGGGTATGTCGAGCGCGATCGAGACCTGCCGCAGCGCGGACTCTCGCATCGCGAGCACCTTGTCCGACAGCTCACTCGCCCAGGTCACGAGCTTGAACTTGTCGGCGTAGTCGCCCGGGACCTCGATCGGGATGGGAACGATCTGCGCGGCCGTGCCCGGCTGGCGGACCGCGGTCATCATGACCTCCATGACCTCGGTCACGAAGGGGTGTGGGCTGTCGGTCTCGCCGCCGGCGGGAGTCGACACCGTCGGAAACCGCGCCTCCTGTGGAAAGATGAAGAGACCTGCGCCGGACAACCGTGAGACGAGCACGGCCTCGATGTACTGGCCGATGCGACGCAGCTCTCGCAGCGCGCCGAGTGCCGCACGTGTCGGCGAGTCGGCCTCCCAGTAGAACCGCTCGTGCGGTCGCCAGATGCGGACCACCAGGCTGTCATCGGGCAGCGGCTTCCACGCGCCGGCGGCCTCCTGGACCTCGTAGACGGCCGCGCTGATCGGCGTCGCCGGGGCCTTCTGCTTGATGCAGTCGGCGCTGAGGACGCGCCACGTGTCGGAGTCACCCTGCTCGCCGACGAGGTAGCCGACGCCCGGTACCGTGAGCTGGACTGCCAGCGACCGTAGGAGCTGCGTCTGCCCGCCGATGCCGCCGGCCAGCGCCGCGACCGCGTCGGCGGCCGGTCCTACGTCGATGACCTCGGGTTCGTCGCCGCCGTCCGAGATCCGGGCGGCCTGCAGCCTCGCCTTCGAGATCATGTTCGCGATCCACGTGACCCCGTACCGCAGCGGCCCGGACTCGTCATAGAAGCTCCACGCCTCGTCCTGCCAGTTCTTCCGTTGGCGCTCTGGGTCGTCCGCGCGCTCGCCCGTGAGCATGTGCGCCGCGGCCACCAGTGAACTCGGCTTCTTTCCGTTGGCGCTAACCATTCAGAGTCCTAACCGTGGCCGAATTCTTGAGTGCGACGCTGCGCACCGCGTCGATGACCTCGACCAGCGAGCCCGCGAAGCTGGCCGTTCCCAGCCAGAGCAGCACGGGTAGCCGCACGGCGTCGGCGACCGCGAGCGCCAGCGTGACCAGACCAGCTACGTAGAAGGCGGTGCAGTACGCGCACGTCACGAGGTAGGCCGGTGCGCTTCCCTCCCCGAAGGCATCCACGACCGATTCACGTGCCCAGCGCACGGGTGGGAAGTCGCTGCGGGTCAGCACATATGTGATGTAGTGCACGGTCAGCGCCGTCACCGCTAGGACGTACGGTGCCATCGCCGCTAGACACTAGCACCACAAG